CATCTTTTTCATAGATTCAGCAATTTTTAATTTAGTTTCTTCAGAATGTTCAGTACCTAATCTACTATTTCTAATATTTTGTTTTGTTTCATTAGATCTTTTTTTATTTAAATTATTAATTTTAATTTTTTGCTTTGTTTGTTCGTCTCTAGATTTACCTATTTTAGCTATAGACATCTTGTTTTTATGTTCTTCTGATTTTTTTATTCCTGTTAAAGAAATACCACCTTTTTTACCACCGATTGATTGCTTTGTTTTAATAATTTCTTCTTTACCAATATGGCCAAATAATCCCATCCAAGCAAGATAGTCTTCTTGTTTACCATATTCTTCCCATAATTTTTTATGTGCTTCAGCATGTTCTTCTATAGTTAAACAAATAATATTAGATGGATCGTCTGATCCACCCATATGTTTTGGTATTATATGATGATGGTGATAAATATTCATAGCTGTGTCCTCCTTGACATAGAGTCCGTAGAGCGCCAACTCGTGACGGACATAACTATTTATATATTTTATGCTCCCATCGTAAACTTCTGCCACTCAATTACATTTTTGATAATAAAGTTTCTATTAATAATAGTCTTTATTATAGAATCAAGAAAGTCGATCTTCTCATGCTGCATACCGATCTTAAGACTCAGATTAATCATATCCTGATCTGCATCAATATACATTGGAATATCACCCTTTAGTATCATACCACGCGGCGGTAGCTTCCAACCTTTTTGTTTAGTCTCTTCATTGGGTCCTTGAGTAAGGAACTCAAACTTATCTAACTTCAATTGCTTCATCTCAGACTCAAGTTTTCGAAGTAATAGTCTTTCTTTAATAAGAATATTATAATATTTAGAATGAAGTTTTGGAATCGTTAGAGCTTCATCACCAAGCTCTGTTTTATCTATCTTTGTATCAGACTCCCATAAGTTCATTATTTCTTCGATATTCATACACGTCTCCAACAATCATTATAGAGTATTATAACAAATAAACTACTATTTGTAAACTTTTTTGTTTACAGATCTAGGAAACATTGGTATAATAGATTCTATCAAAGGAATAATACTATATAGTCTTAGCTATATTATAGTATGTGTACTTGAATGTAGCTGAAGCTTCTAAATATGTAATATCATTATCAGTAGTATTGAATACTACATCAGATAGTTCAACAGGATAAGCATCAATAAAGATAACATCATAGTTTATAGTCTTAATATTTGATAGTATAGAAAGATTAATATCAGAATATATACCATCACCGGTGTATGACGGATTCTTTGCTAACTTATAGTATTCGTTGTAGTCTAACTTACCAAGATATCTTATCCAGTTATGTATTTCCAGATAGTTCTGAAGCTGCTCATCTACCTTAAAGGTTATCTGTAGGGTATCGTAGTCTAGATGATCTCCAGGATACGGTACTGGAACGAATTGGTTAGGTACTACTACTGACTTTAGAGATAATCTTGGAATATTAACTTTCTGAATAAAGAAGTTAACGTTTGGAGCTTTCTTAATTAAGAATTTAAAATTTAGCGGACTGAGATAGTTTAAATTAGAAGGTGTATCATCGATCGCTGTCATTCTAGCTCCTTTTAACTATTTATATAATAAAAAAAGGGGAGTCCGAAGACTCCCCAGTTTCTCGCTGGCTTGCTTATCCAGTCTTACTTGTCTTTATTTATATCTTTATTTTTTCGAAATTCTTCCCAACGCTTCTTGGTGGCTTCTGATACTCTCTTGCGTCTCTCATTGTTTGGGTCTGACCACTGCTCTCTCATACGCTCTGCGTTTTGTTGTTTCCACTCATCTGTATAGACATAGAGTCCGTGGAGTTCGTACCTCGCGACGGACAATAAAATAACCAGGGAGATGAACCCCCTGGTTATTTTTATCAGCCAAATATGACTGAATTGTGATACCTCACATCAAATTATTGACAATAACGCGACGATAGTATACGTTAGTTGAGATCTGGCGACGGCCGTATCCCTTAGTTAGACCTTCTGCGAATGGATTTGCAACCATTCCGTAACGAGTCTTGAAGCCAATTTTTGGCTGGAAAGTTGACTGATCAACCGCACGAACCATCTGAAGTGGAACGTATGGGCAGTAGAAAAGACCAGCGTCAAAAGCGCTCGAACCTTTATAGCCGACAGTGATGTAGTTACCACCGATAGCGTATGGGTCGATGTAGACTTTTAGACGACCATTGAGAACACCGGCGAAAGTATTGCCAGTATCGTCAACTTCTAGACGGTTTGAGTTAAGGGCAGGAGTGTAGTCGAGAACACCAGCCATCTGTAGAGCAGAAGCAACGTCTGAAGAACAGATAACGATGTTACCTTTCCCTCTACGAGTCTGCTTAGCAATTTGGTTAGCTTCGCGCTCGAGCTGGAACATAAGACCCTTGAACTTCTCAACTGACCAACGACCGTTTGAGTCGGTGTCAAGATCGAATACACCAGCAGTAGTTGTATTGTCCTGAGCGCCTGGAACGGCAGTGATGTTGATAGTACGAACTACTTCACGATTGATTTCAGCAAGAATCTCAGCTGAAAGAATGTTAGCAAGCTCAGTCTCAGCGTCTAGACCATGGATTGCTTTAAGATCTTGAGCAAGTTCCATAGTGTACTCAGCCTTAAGGGCACGAGTGTTAGCAGAAACAGTAACCTTCTCAATTGAGAACGCCATCTGTGGGAAAGTGTTACCTGAATCAACACCGAGTGACTCACCCTGTGATACAGACATACCAGTACCTGTGTTATAGGTATTAGTAGCAGTAAGTGGTGTAGTGTTGGTTGCACCAGGAATAGTGCCCTTGAAGCCAAGACCGAAAGTATTAGCGTCAACGCCTGTTAGACCACCAGCACCTGTGAACGCATCGTTAACTTCGTTATAGAAAGTCTCGTTTGATGCAGTGTTACCTGGCTGATTGCCGTCACCGGAAGCAGCGGTACCAGTCTGGTTGCTGTAGCGTGAACGCATAGCGAAGATAAGGCCGGTTGGACCAGTCATTGGCTGAACGCCGCAGATGTCGTAAGCGATGAGGTTAGGCATAGCGCGACGAACTAGACTGATTAGAACAGGATCGAAAGTATCGATACCGCCAGCGCCAGTAGTTGAGCTTGAAGCGCCCATTGCGTTGACTGGAGTTAGTGAAGAAGTCTCAGTAAGAGTCTGATAATCGCCATGAGCGGCAGATTCACGGAGAGCCTTCTGTGTGTTTTCGAGCATTACAGCAGTGACTGAACGACGATGCTGGTCCTTAATAGCACCGAGAGCGTCGTGGTCAAGTACTGGAGCCCACTTGTTTTGGATTTCCTCAGCTAGATACATTTATTTTCCTTTCTTTACTAAGGTTATTTTATTATTTATAAAATTATTTCTTTACAGTTCTTGCAATTGCTTGAACGTAACGATTTACGCTTGGATCGACAGAAACAACAGTGTCAGTGTCATCACCCTCAAAAGTCTCTTCAGTTATATTTGAAGAGGGAGCAGCTGGAGCTTTAAAATAGTTCTCTTTAACAATCTTTAACTTTTTAGTATAAGTATCAAGATCACCATTAAACTCAATGCCTTCGGCAAGAGCAGCAAACTTTTCTTGTTGAGTTAGCGCAAGATCTGAAGAAATCTCTTCGAAGATATCTTTCTTAGCTTCTTCAATTAGAATTTCTTCTAACTCAGAATTCTTAGTGATAGCTTCATCGAGTTTCTGTTCAAGAACATCAACCTTGTTAGCAAGAGCTTCTAGAACATCTATCTTTTCTTCTGGAACACTGATGTGATGCTCAGCAAATAGACCTTTAAGACCGTCGATAAACTCTTCCATAATCTCGTTACGTAGAGTTGATTCGATAGCGACTGTGTTTTCTTTCATCCAATTCTCAACGACGTAGTCGAGATAAGTATCAAGCTTTGCGCTCAATTCTTCATTGATAACTGCAACTTCTTCAGCGAGTTTAGTTTCAAATTCTTCTTCAAGACGAACCTGCTCAGCGATTACTCTAGCAGATACAGCAGCCTCAAATAGTGTAGAAGCTTTATCTTTAAATTCTTCTGAAAGGTCTTGACCGACGAACATCTCTTCGACGTCTTCAGCCCAATGATTCTTTGAGTCTAGTTTTGGCGTAGCGTCTTTTGTCTTTGGACCTTTGCCTAAAGTAGTATCGACCGTTGCCTGGTTTGAAGCAGACTTATCACCAACACCGTGGTCTTTTCCTGGACCAAACTGTGACATAGTCTTATTAAAGAAATCGACGAGATCTACTTTATCCATGCCGGCCATTAGATGAGTCATATTCTTCATCATGGCTACTTTTGAAGTAGTTACAGCTTTGTCATCGCCTGCAGCGTTTGACTTATCAGCTGATGCGTGAGTCTTAAGAGTATCGGCTGCGACTGTACCTTCTTCTACAGTTTCAACCTCTTCTTCAACGACTTCGTCAGTAGTGACATTGTCTTCGAAGTCTTTTTCGTTTTCTAAATTAGCCATTAGAATAGTCTCCTTATTGAAATTTATAATTATTTATATTAAGTAATCTTTTACCGTTAAAGAAGCAATATAATTTTCAAACATCGCAATTTTATTTGCTTCTATCTGTTCTTTAGTCATCTTATGAATTTCTTTTTTCATCTCATGAAGCTTTTCTTCATGCCAAGAATTCTTAACAGGATCATATATCCATTCGACATTTTCCATAATACCATTGACGAAACAACCTGGACCTGATGGGTCTGAAACGATATCGACAGTCGATAGTTTAAAGTCAGGCTGGACTTCCATTACACCATTTTTCTCTAGAAGAGAACCCATGCCTCGTGTAGATACACCAAGCTGACCGCCTGAGCTCATCAATCCCTTAGCTATTTCTCCCATTGGAGTTTCTGTTATTCTAGCTTTACCGACGTAGTAATCACCATCTTTTTTAAGCTCGGTGATTATGTGTGATACGCGATCAAGATTAATCGTTGGACCCTGTGGATGACCAAGTTCACCAAACGCTCTTTTAGCATTGATTACTTCTTTGATATATCTTCCAATTTCAGGAGCTATATGCTTTTCAGCGTAGTATCTACCATTCTTATTTGGTTTATTAAGAGCGATATATCTACCTTCGATATAGTGCTCTTTCTTACCAGCTTCATTTATCTCTGTAATGAAGCTTGTTTCTTCTACTAGTTCTGATATTAGTTTCATTTCTGTTCCTTAATACTTAAACGCTACTGGAACTGCTAACATATTAGCGCCAGTTAACGTGTCTGCTACGTTTTTTTGAACGACAACATATTGAGCATTCGAAACAGTCAGATTGGCATATTCTGATCCAGTACTATCTTTAAAGTGAAGCACAGCGGCCGCGCCGGTATTGATGACTCTTACCAGCGACGAATTAGCTACAGTGTTTGCTGTAGCAATTGATATCTCCGCACCCTGTGGTTTAATTATCATAATACTCTCCCCGCATCGTCAGCTACACCACTGTCTGTTTTAGCTGGCATAATTTGACCATCTTCTTTTTTAATCTTCTTTTTCTTACCACCCTCGAGCATAGGCTCTGCAGCGTCTTCTTTTACAGAACGCTTCTTAGAGTAGTATGCTGCGAGAGCTTGTTTTTGACGCTCTTTCTTAGATTTACCAGCAAACTTAGGATTATCTGAATGAACGAAGTCGTGAATCCACTTTGAAGCTGGATCTTTAGATGTTAATACTTCGTCGATCTGAACGTCTTCTTTTGCAGTCGTTTTAATCATCTTTTGTCTCTGCGCGACGAAAGCGTGAGCTTTGTCTCTTAGAGTTTTGTTAGCAACCATACCGGTTTCGGTCTTACCGGTCTTATGAATAAGGTGCATACGGTCGCTGTGCGCTTTACGATCAGCTATAGATTCATCTACACTGACTTCTTCATCAACTTTTTTATCAAGCAGTAGATTCTTGCTCTTGCCAGTAGTACCAGAACAGTCGTCTAGTCCGTGCATTGGACATTTAGTTCCAGCTGGTGACTCATTGCATGCAGCTGCTTCATTTACTTTCATCGCGTCTTTTAGATCTTTATAACCTAAATGTTTATTTTTAGGATCAGACAGCGACGGCTTCTGCTTAGCTCCCGCAAAAACGTCAGGACCATTACCTGCTCTACTAGCATGCTTTTCTGTTTTATGAATTGATACGAACTCTTGATCGTCCGGTGCTTTTGGTTTGTAGTCCACACCAGGTTCAACGCCTGTAGAACCTGGTTCAACAGTTGACTTCTTAACGCCTTCTAGACGTTTATCTTCTAAAATGACCTTAAGATGCTTTGCCATTCTTATTCTTCCTCTGGTTCTCCGACTTCAACGTTATTAAACATTGAAGCTGCAATTTCTTGTTTTCTATCCTCTACTGCACCTCTGATTCTGTCTAATAACAATGAGTTAAACGTGTTCTCAAACTCAATTGGTTGCTGTTCAGAAGCATTAGAGATTAAATCTTGTATAGTATATTTATCGAGATCAGACATTTAATTTCTCCAATTATTGACCACCAGTTGCTGCTGATTTAGGTAGACCGATTGATTGCACAATATCTTGATTTTTTGCTAGCAATTGGACAGCGGCTTTATATTTTGATTCATCTTGCATAGAACGATTTGTTTTACCTTTTTCTTTCATCTGTTTAACGAATATAAGAGCGTTTCTAATTTCTTCCATCTTTTTACTGTCTTCAGGAGACTGATCTTCATCACCTTGTTGTTGCTCATCTTGAGCCTGCTGCATCTGCTGGTTTTGCATATCCATCTGTTGTTGCATTTGGACATTCTGCTCGATAGCTGGATTTAACCATCTTGGCTCTTGTGAATTATCTTCTTTCTTTATCTGCTTATCTTCTTCTTTAATATCTTCATCAGACTGCATAAGGACGTTCTTGCGTACCCACTCGTGCGAATAGTATTTACCAGTAACTTCCTGCATAGACACCGCTAGTTGAACTCTGTTTTGAGTTATCTCTGCGTTCTTTAATTCTGTGAAGTAATTATCTTTAGCATAGTCGAATTTAATAAGATTAGCAATCTTATGCCAATCTTCTACTGTCATAATACCTTTGAGCACAAGTTGCTTTTCTAACATCTTAAGGAATAATAGAGTAAATTTAGCTCTTAATCTAATAACAAATCTAGCAAATTTTAATTCATCGCGTGTAATTTCAGTAGCACGACCTAATGAAAATAATGCATCTGAATTAAGTCTAGATACTGGAACATTGAGACAGTTTAAGAATTTCTTTTGAAAGTATAGAACATCATCCATCTGACCTAATGTTTGACCACCAGGAAGTGTTGTTACTTCAGTTCCACGCCCGCCTTCTCTTCTTGGGAGCCAGTAGTCTTCAAGCATAGTCATAAACTTACGATCGTCTCTTACTTCACCGGTATTGCCGTCGTATATAAGTCTGTTCTTATGTTTAACCATAATATCGCGAACGTACTGCTCAGCCTTCATCTTTGGTAGATTACCAACATCAATGTACCAGATACGACGTTCAGGAGCGCGCGATAGTCTATAAATTACTAACGCATCTTCTAGCGTGCGAAGCTGATTTAGCGCTTTAATAGCTTTATGAAGATAAGAAAGAACCATTGTTCCTTGGTTATCAGTAAGACCAGAAACGATATGTAGAATAGAATCTTTAGCGATCTTTAAACCGGTTGTTGATGGACCTACGACTTTATTACCATAGTTAAAACCTTTATCATTAAAGATAAAGTATTCATTGACTACTTTAGAAATTGATGCATCACCAGGATTTTCTGAAGCGACTCTTTTCTTTGAAATTTCTCTAACTTTACGGATCTTACGAGGATCGATATATCTTACTTCTTTAATACCAGCTTTGATATCTTTTGGATCCACAATAACATGATAATATAATCTTCCATCCACGTACCAACGACGAAATATCTCATATGCATGATTTTTAAAATCTAAAATCTTTAGACAATTATTGAATTCATCAGTGATTGCATTTTTAACATTCTCTGAGAGCTGGATATCATCTAAATCAATAGTGACAATATCATCGTCGTC